GCTCGGAAAACGCGCGCTAGGTGTGACGCCGGATTTTGGCTTTGCGCCCTTCGCGCTGACCTGGGCTGACGTTGAAACGCCCCGTTATGTACCGCCCGGGAACGTACCCGTTAAGGGGGTCTGAAGCTCCGTTAGGGGGTGCCATGAGTCGCGCAAAGAACCCTGAGCTGAAGACAGGGAACGCGAATGGTGCCGCTGACGTTGAGCCGGCCCCGGTCGTGTACGAGGGTCGTGCGCCCCGTGTGCCTTCCCACCTGGGACCGACGGGCAAGGACGTATGGCGGAACGTGTGGTCTGCCGGTATGGGCGCGTTCAGCCCGGAGACGGACCGCAACCTGATCACGCGGTATTGCGAACTCCACGACCGACGTGACGCGCTCTTGGCTGAGGTGACACGAGACGGGCTGACCCAGGAAGGCAGTACGGGTCAGATCGTCGCTCACCCGCTCTTGCGCTACGTGGAGTCCACGGAGAAGGAACTTCGAACGATCGAATCGGCGATTGGGTTCACGCCTGAAGCCCGCATGCGCCTGGGGCTCGTGGCCGCTGAAGCGCGGAAGGTGGCTGCGGGTCCGGAAGACTTTTAGGGGGTGCCGTGGCGAAGTGGGATGGAATTGACCCCGTCATCGCGCGGCACATTCCGAAGGATGCGGAAACCCCTTCTGAGGGTTACCGGGTAGCGAAGTGGATTGAAGAATTTTGCTACCTGACTGGGTCGTTCGCCGGCCAGAAGTTCAGGCTTCTGCCGTGGCAGCGCTCACTACTCGTGGACGCGTACGAGCTGACTCAGGACACCTTCGGCCGTTGGCGCCGGAAGCATCGCACGGTTGTCGTGTGCGTGGCGCGCAAGAACGGCAAGTCCACCATTGCCGCAGCGATCATGCTGTACCACCTGATCGCGGATCGGGCGGACGCTCAGCGTCAGATCATCGCTGCCGCCAACGACCGTAATCAGGCTCGTATGGTGTTCGACTCCGCGAAGCAAATGGTCAACGCTTCCCCGAAGCTTGCGTCTGTCTGCGACGTGCAGCGCGACGTGATCCGGTACAAGGACAACACCTATCGCGTGGTGAGCGCGGACGCGGGCAGGCAACAGGGTCTCAACCCTGCCGCTGTCTCCCTTGATGAGTACGCGTTCAGCAAGCACAGCGACTTGTTCGACGCGCTCACGCTGGGTTCCGCTGCCCGTAACCAACCGATGTTCCTGATCATCTCTACGGCCGGACCGGACCCCGATGGACCCTTTGCCGCACTGTGTGAACAGGGTGAGCGGGTCAACTCCGGGGAAGCCGACGACCCGACGTTGTTCTATCGCTCGTGGGGTCCGAAGCTGGGCGAGACGGTTGATCACCTTGACCCTGAAGTCTGGGCAGCGTGTAACCCGTCGTACGAGATCTTGAACCCGGACGACTTCAAGGCGGCAGCGCAGCGGAGTACGGAAGCGTCCTTCCGCATCTATCGACTGAGTCAGTTCGTGCGTGGTGCGTCCACGTGGTTGCCCCATGGGTTGTGGGACTCGTTGGCCACTGAGGCTGACGGGCTTGAGCCTGGGGACGAAGTGGTTCTTGGGTTCGATGGCTCGTGGAAGGGAGACAGCACAGCCCTTGTGGCGTGCCGCCTCCACGACCTTCGCGTGTTCGTGCTTGGCCACTGGGAAGCCCCGGCGGACGACGTCCATTGGCGTGTGCCCATGGCGGACGTACGCGACGCGCTACACGAGTCGCTGGACGTGTACCGGGTGCGGAACCTTGTCGCTGACCCGTACCGCTGGGAAGAGACGTTGGACAACCTTGAGGCTGACGGCTTCCCGGTTGAAGCGTTCCCCACGAACTCACTGAAGCGCATGGTGCCTGCCACTCAGGCTGTGTACGACGCGTGCCGTGATGGCCGGCTGAGCCACGACGGCAACCCTTCGTTGGCTCGACACATCGGTAACGCCGTACTCCGTGAGGACAAGAACGGGGCGCGCATCACGAAGGAACATGCTTCGTCGCGCCGAAAGATTGACCTTGCGATTGCCATGATCCTTGCCGTCCACGGCGCCGTGATGTGGCGCGAAGACAACGGCTCATTCATCAACTCAGCGATTGTCGCCACGTGGGACGGCGACGACGGGCAGGTGTTCACGTCGGGACTCCCCGGGGATGACGCGCTCTTCGCTGACATCTGAACCTACTCACCGTGAGTAGGTTCCCAATCCGCTGAAGGGGGCACTGTGGGCTTCTGGTCTGCACTCTTCGGGCGGGGGCAGTCTTCGGCGCTTGAAGGCCGCGCGTGGGAACCGTACGACCCGGACCTTTACGGGGGCTTCAACCTTGCGGCAAGTGGCGAACGAGTCACGCCGCACGAAGCTCTTCAGGTGTCCGCCGTGTTCGGTTGCGTGCGGCTTCTGTCGGAGACGATTGCCACGCTGCCGCTGACAGCATTCAGCAAGCGTGGTAAGGCGCGGCGAGAGATCGTGGCGCCCGACTGGATTGACTACCCGAACGCCGAACCGGGCGGCATGGGGCGGATTGACATTCTGTCCCAGACGGTTCTATCGCTTCTCCTTCAGGGGAACGCGTTCCTTGCTGTCCGGTGGCAGGGTCCGAACATCGTTGGTCTTGATGTTCTCGACCCGACGAAGATCAAGGTTCACATGGTTCAGCTTGAACCGAATGGTGTGCGCCGGAAGGTCTTTGAAGCGTTCGACGTGGACGCCGACGGCAACGAAGTGTTGCTTGGTTGGTTCACGCCGCGCGACGTGTTGCACATTCCCGGGATGATGCTTCCCGGTGAGTTCGTCGGGTGCTCCCCGATTACGTACGCGCGTGAGTCCATCGGGCTTGCCCTTGCCTCACAGAAGTACGGTTCCAAGTTCTTCGCCAACGGCGCCATGCCTGGGGCTGTGGTTGAAGTCCCCGGGACCATGAGCGAAGAAGGTTTGTCGCGTGCGCGTGAAGCGTGGCGCGCTGCGAACTCCGGCGTGGACAACGCGCATCGGGTTGCGCTTCTCACTGAAGGTGCGAAGTTCAGCAAGGTCGCCATGTCGCCGGACGAAGCACAGTTCCTTCAGACCCGTCAGTTTCAGGTTCCGGAAATCGCGCGCATCTTTGGCGTGCCCCCGCACCTGATCTCTGACGCAACCAACTCCACTTCGTGGGGCTCCGGTCTGGCCGAACAGAACATTGCCTTCACGATGTTCAGCCTTCGCCCGTGGCTTGAGCGCATTGAGTCGGGATTCAACCGGCTGATCTTCGCTGAGACGGCGGACCGCTTCCGCTTCGTCAAGTTCGACTTGGACGAGATCAAGCGCGGGGCTCCGAAGGAACGCATGGAGCTGTGGTCACTGGGGCTTCAGAACGGCATTTACAGCATTGACGAAGTGCGCGCCGCTGAAGACCTTCCGCCCCTGCCCGATGGGTTGGGCGAGACGTACCGCGTGCCGCTGAACCTGGGCGACGTGAGTGCGGAAGACAAGCCCGCTGTGGAGCCTGCCCCAACTCCCCCGGCCATCGAGCCACCCAAGCCGGACGCCAACGCGCCGGCGGACGACGGGACACCACCTAATGACGGAAACGCGTGAACTGCGCGTAGCCGTTGGACACCTTGAAGAGCGCTCGTCTGGTGACGGGCGCATTTCTATGCGCGGGTACGCGTACCGGTTCAACGAACTGAGTCACGACCTGGGCGGCTTCCGGGAACGCATTGTTCCTGGGGCAGGTGCTCCGGCGCTACGGCAGAACGATGTGTACGCCACCTTCAACCACAACGCTTCGGCTCTTCTCGGCCGGTCGTCTTCCGGGACGCTCCGCACGGGTGAAGACCGCGAAGGCGGTTGGTACGAGGTTGATCTACCCGACACGACAGTTGGTCGGGACGTCGCTGAGCTTCTGAAGCGCGGTGACCTCAAGGGTTCGTCCTTCACGTTCCGCGTCCTTGACGGCGGACAGCGTAGGGCGGAAAGCGACGACACGGAGACGGGTCTTCCGATTCGGGAGATCACGGCCATGGACGTCGTGGAGTTGGGGCCGGTCACGAACCCGGCGTACCCGACCACTCAGGCAGCGCTTCGCTCGATCACTGAGGCGCTGTCCATTGGGGAGTTCGCGCCCCCTACCGAAGAGCGCGATTCCCAGCCGGCGGACGTTGTCCCGGCTTCTCACCCTGCCGCGCGTGCACTGTTCCGCGCGCTTACTAAGTAAGGAGTGTCCGCATGGACGCGACTACCCTGAGCGCCAACTTTGAGGCGCGCGAGCGTGCGACCAACGAGCTTCGGACGCTGACCGACGAGTTCGCCGGCAAGCCCATGGACGCCGACGCGACCGCGAAGGAAGAGCGGCTTCTCTCCGCCATTCAGGACTTTGACGGCCGGATCAAGCGCGGCATTGAGGCCATCAAGGCGACGGACGCTGTCACTTCCCTTCTCGCTGGTCTGCCCGGTTCGGCCGTTGCTGACGGCGCCGGTACTCGTTCCGCTGACCGTTCGGACGCTGACATTCTGCGGTCGCTCGCGCCGAACGAGGGTGCGGAGTTCCGTGCGCAGCTCGACAAGACGGCAGGCGCCAACGCGCTTACCCGCTCCCTTTACGATCAGCTCATCGCTCAGGCTGTGAACCGGTCCACGATCATGCGCGCGGGTGCGACCGTGTTCAACACGTCGGACGGCAACCCGCTCGACTTCACCGTTGTCACGGGTCGTTCCACTGCCGCGATCGTTGCTGAGAACGGCACCGTGGGTGAGTCGTACCCGACGACGACTCAGCGGAGCATGGGCGCGTTCAAGTACGGCTACGCGTCGACCGTGTCTTACGAGTTCGCCACGGATCAGGTTCTTGACCTTGTCGGCTTCCTCGTTGGTGACGCGGGTCCGGCCATCGGTGACGCCATGGGTCGCCACTTCCTTACGGGTACCGGTACCGGTCAGCCGAAGGGCATCATCCTTGACGGCAGCGCGGCCACGGCTACCTTCTCCGCTGCCGCTGCGCCTACCTCGGTTCAGTCGGACGCGCTGATTGACCTGTCGTACGAGCTGAAGTCGGCGTACCGGTCGAATGCTACCTACGTGACGTCCGACAAGAACGCCGGAAAGCTGCGGAAGCTGAAGGACACGACCGGCAACTACCTGTACCAGCCTGCCCTTACGGCGGGTTCTCAGGACATGTTCAACGGCCGTCCGATCGTTTCCGACGACGGCATTCCGGATGACAAGATCCTGTTCGGTGACCTGAGCAAGTACCGGGTCCGCTTTGCGGGTGCGCTGCGCGTCGACCGTTCGGTTGATGCCAAGTTCACTTCTGACCAGATCGTGTACCGGTTCCTTCAGCGCGCGGACGGTCTTCTGATTGACCAGACGGCCGTCAAGGTCATGACCATTGGCGCCTGATCCAACCTAGTGAAGTGGGGAACCTACTCACGGTGAGTGGGTTCCCCCTTCCTGCCCTGGGGGGCTCATGCCTTACGCAACGATTGACGAGTTGCGCAAGCTTGACGGGTTGGACGACGTGGCGTTGTTCACGGATGAGCTTCTGTCCGAAGCCATCGACTTCTCCGTTGAGACGGTTGAGGTCTACTGCGGGCAGCGCTGGGACACCGTGGACAACCCGACGCCGGAAACCATCCGTTGGTGCGTGCGCACTCTCGCGCGGCAATACGTGCTCGACCACGTGTCGCGCATTCCAGACCGGGCGCTTCAGCTTCAATCGGAGTTCGGTTCGATTCAGCTTGCGCAAGCCGGCGGACAGTGGCGCCCGACGTCGCTGCCTGAGGTGAACTCAAAGCTGAACCTGTACCGCGTGCGCCTGCCGTTCATCTTCATGTAAGGGGCGGACGTGGCGCTGATCTTTGACGCGAAGGTTGCACTGTTCGGACGGCTTCAGGCTTCTGTGCCTGCCGGAGTTCAGTGCACTTTCGCGGAGACGGGCGACAACTCCCGTAGAAAACAAGTGTGGTTGGGGTCGACCACTGACGACGACCTTGTGTCCGCAGCGATGCGCGCCGGAGCGAAGCCGACGAACGTCACGGGTTACGTGGAAGTCCACGCTGTGGTGATCACACCCGGCAAGCCCATGGACGCTGAGCGCGCCGTGTACGAGATTCGCGACGGCGTGAAGGACGCGTGCCTTGCGCTGAACGGCGACCTTCCGTCCGTGCCTGGGCTTCTGGACGTCCGCGCGGAGTCGGCAACGGTCGAAACCATCGAGACGACTGACGGCGCGTACAGCGCGCTAACCCTTCGCGTCCGGGTTCGTGGGCGCGTCTATCAGTAAGGGGGCGCACGCATGGCGCTTGACGCAAGCATTGGCATTGGCAAGGAAGCCACGTACGGCACGCTGTCCGGCGTTGTTGAGGGGTACGAGGGACACGCCGACTCGTGGAAGACGTCGCGTGAGTTCATTGAGTCTGTCGGCTTCCGGGCAGGCATGCAGACGGCACGAGCTGACCGACGCAACATCGTGAACATGGGCGGTGAAGGTGAGCTTGAGGTGGATCTACTCGACGCCGGCGCGGGTTCCCTTCTGACGGCAGCGTTCGACAAGGTCACGGTGACCGACGCGGCAGGCGTGAAGACGACGGTCCTTGAGACTTCGGACGTCTCCCAGGCGCCTTCGTTCTCGGCTCAGATGGTTCGCCCGGGTACGGACGGCACGAAGGTTGCGTATAAGCACCTGGGCTGTGTCGCAACTCAGTGGTCGCTTACCGCTGAGGTTGAGTCAGCTGTGACGCTGTCCGTCTCGTTCGACTTTCAGGACGTCACGAACACGAGCACGCCCGGTCAGATCGTGGCGCCCACGTACCCGCTTGAGGCGTACCCGTACGACTGGACCCGGACCGCTGTGGAGCTGAAGCGCGGCGGCAGCGTGGTCGCGTTCGACACCACGAAGCTTGAGCTGTCTGGTGACCTGGGCATGAAGGTTGACCGTCGGTTCCTTCGCGGCAACGAGCTGAAGAAGAAGCCGATCCGGAACGCTGTCCCGACGTACGAAGGCACGCTTGAGGGTGAGTTCAACGCCGCTTCCCAGGGGCTTTACGAAGCCTTCGTTGCGGGTGAGATTTGCGCCCTGAAGGTGTCGCTGACCGGCAT